GCGGCGCTATGCGCGCACGGGGGGTCGTCCTTGCGAATGACGACGGCGGTGGCCGTGCTGGTCTCCGCGTCCCACTGCTCGCGCAGCGTATGGCCTGCGTTGCGGACCAGGCCAGCCATGAACTGCGCAGTCATGGTCGGCTTCACATCCTTGTCGCCGATGAACGAGAAGCCGCGCAGAACCGAGATGACCGGGACATTCAGATACTTGGCGATCTGCATAAGGATGTACATATCGCCAGCATTGCCTCGCATCTGCGAGGGGACGAGTGCACCAGCCTGAGCGTAGATAGCTGCTTCGGCCATGTCGCGGCGCATTTCCTCCTCACTGAGCGCCTTGTAGCCGGGCACCTCAAGCGAGATGACGGGGGTTTCCTCAGCCTTCTCAACGGTCTTGGGTGTGCGGGTCTTGGGCGCAGCCTTCTTAGCGGCGGGCTGCGCGTCGTTTGCCTTGGGGGTCATGTAGGTAACCTTTCGCTACATGTAGGGGGTTGGTCAGGCGAGATCGTCGTTGAGTTCCAGCATCTCGAGGAGCTTGCGGACGGTGAGCTTATCGTCCACGAGGTGCTTGGCTTGCTCTTCGCTCATGCGAACCGTGAGGGTGGCCGCATTGAGCGTCGTATCGTCGTCCATGCCATCAGGCATGACACCACCGGCCTGCTCGACGATCTTGGCCAGGTTCTCCTGCGTCACAAACTCTTCCGGGAATGTGACGGTCGGAATGGCGTTGTGCTCGATGCCGTTTTCCTCGCACCAAGCCATGAACGCGCGAACATCCACGATCTTGAGGCCGGTACCCGGCTTACGCGAGGGCTTGCGGTAGGAGAGCGTGCCGGAGTCACCGCGGGTATCTGCGTCGATCTTGTAGCCGCCCTTCTGGGCGACTGCCGGGAAGGTGTCGTCCAGGTGGGTAAGAATGTAGGTCTTGACGGGCCCCTCAGCGTTCTTCACGCGATCCTTGAGGAGCTTCGCGTAAGCCATGATGCGCGGGGCGAGATCGTCCCACTTCTTCGACTTACGCAGAGTCTTGACTTCCTTCTTCGCTGCCATTATTTGCTGCCTTTCTTGAGTGACATCTTGGGGAGCGTGACGTGCGGGCGAGCGCTGTGCTCAGGAGCGTTTTCCTCTCCCTCGCACCAATTCATGAGCTTGACTCCGAGACCGTCGAACCATACGGGGCGTGTATCGCGCCACGTCTCGCGAGGCGCTTCATCGTCCTTCTTCATCGTCGTCACGCTTGCCTTTCTTGCGTGAGATGCGCGGAGGCAGGGTTGCCTCCGACGGGTAGTTGAGTGCGTTGTTGCGTGCCCTCGTGATGAGAGTATGGGCGGCGCTTGATCGACGCGCCTTAAGCGCGCGCTGTAGGCGGGCTAGTGTTTCCGCCACTGATGGGCTTGTGGGTGGGGAGGGGTCTTCTGTCACTGCTGGTTGGCCTTTCGGTTGATGTCGCGCAGAACTGCGACAAGTTCGCGCCCCTGTGGGGTGAGGCGGTGGAGTCGGGCGGTGCGCCCTGTGGAGGTCTTGGCGCGCTTGGGTAGTTCCTCGACGTAGCCCTGCTTCTTCCAGTCGGACACGATGGTTCGAGCGCGAGATGGGGTGAGGGCAGTGAAGAATGCTTCGTCGGTGAGCTCTTCGCTGATCCACTCGTCCTTCTCGATGGTCCTGAGCTCCGCGAAGCGAAGCCACGACTGCGTGGCGTTCGCTGCGAGGGCCGCATCCCAGCTTGTCTGGGGGTCGGTGAGTCGGGCGCGGGCGGGGGTGGCGGTGATGGCGGTCATGGTGTTTTGTCCTTTCTTTCTGCGTGTCCGTCTTCTTTTAGTTGCCCAGTGTGCCCAGTCCGTTCTTGATACGCCCCTGCATGTTCTTGGTGGCGCGCGAGATGGAGTCGCTGAGGCGTTCGCGCGCTTCCACGTAGTTGCCTGTGGTGAGTTCGATGTCGTATGTGCAGAGCTTGGACTCGGATGCGCGCATGTTGTTGTTGCGTTCAACATCGTGCGGTGTGGGGAGGTTGCGGAGGTTAAAGTAGTGGTTGTCGTAGACGAGGTTTCCGTGCTCATCTGTGTCTCTCTTGAAGAAGCGGATGAGCATGAGCGTCACAGCGTCCCCGTTGTAGGGTGCCATTGCCTTGCGGAGGGTGTCAGATGCGCTATCGAGAAGAGCGTCCTTGGCGCTGTTGGCGCGGCACTCGAAATTGGCGACAAACGCGAACATCTTAGAGAAGTCGGGATAGACAGCGAGTTCCTGCCCCTCTTCGCTGTCACGTAGTTCGCGCAGGAGAGCACCCATGTCGCTGTCCTGGTGGACGAGGCGGTGAACCTCGGCGATGAGGGCGAGGGTGGTGCTGGCGGCCATCGCGTCCTCAAAGTAGCGCATAGTGTTTCGTGTGTATTCCTCGAACTTGTTGGCAGCCCTGTAGTATGCGGACGCTCGCTGAGCGATTTCGTCTTTTTCATCCTGGGTGAACCAGGCGGCGAATAGGGGCACGTCGATGTGTCCGTCGGCGGTGATGATGTCCTGGTAGCCGCGTCGGTCGTTGTCTACGACGGCGAGGTTGGCGGCGGCGCGGGAGCGCGCATCTCGGGAGGTCGTGTAGGTTTCGGCCGCAGTGTCGGCGAGTCTGGTGTAGTTGATGGTGGTGTCGGTGGTCATGGGGGTGTCTCCTTCTCGTGTGACTGGGTTATGGGTTTGATCGTAGCTTGTGGGTTAGTTTGTCCGCAAGCGCTAACATCCACCTAATTGGTTAAGTAGATCACACGTAGTTTAGGGTTGAAGAAAACCCCAGAACTGCTAACCAGCAGCCCCAGGGCCTCCGCGTCGTAGCCTCACCGGCCACCAGTAACGCCTCGACGATCAGCCAAGGATGCGCACGCGATCACGCGCTCAAACGACGCGCTCACATGCCGCATCTGGCGCTCCGCGCGCCTCTGCGCCCACGCAGCAAGCTCCCCTCTCCGCGCGAGGGCATCCATGTCTGTACCACCCTTCTCGAGGTCGTCAGCCCAGGCGCGCAGGACGCGAGCGAGGTCTTTCTGTGCATGGACCGTGTCGCGGGTGAGGTCGGTGGGGCGCTTTCGTTTTGGTGTCATGATTACTGTTCCTTTCAGTTGATTCCTTGTATGTGGCGACATGGGGCGGCACCTCCCTTGATGTGCTCAGAGGGGAGGTGCCGCTCGTGATGAGAATGAGGGGGTGGGTCAGGCTTCATTCCATGAATGCGATCTCACCCAGGTTTGTGGTGAGGATCTGCGCTAGGCGGTTCTTCCCGATTGGTCGTCCGATGATGTTGCCGTGGCGATCATATGCCCGCACTGTTCCGTAATCTAGGCAGAACTGTGCGATTGCTGGCTGACCGTCAGCTCCGACAGCTAGGGGATGATTGTCGGAGAGGGTAATGCAGCCGCTCCCCTGGTATGTAGCTTCAGCTAATACGAGAAGGGTATGCCCGTAGGCGACCTGTTGCGGCGCACCTACCCGCAAGGCCTTTTCGACGCTGCGAGCAAACCACTTAGGGGGAACCACATCCATTGCGGGACATCGTTCCACAGGGGTAAGCCTTCCCACCCACGCTCCCCTAGTGATGTTGCCGATTAGGTAGCCTGATGTTGCGCTAACGAATACGTTTGTCTGTTTCGCTCCGACTCGCTTCACGCCATCCATCAACTTATTAACTTCGCGTTTGATGGTAGGGAGATGCGGAGGCACGTAGCCTTCGTCCCTTGGTGTAAAAGGCATGTTTCATTCCTTCCGGTGTGGCCGCGATTAGGACCAGAGGAAAATCTTCCCTGGTTGGGAGGTGAGGGCGTGCATGATGCCGGGCTTCGTGTAGACACCCACCCGATCCCCACGCTGATTCGCAGCTTCAACTTGATTCCCGTGCACGGTGAGGATCGCGACTCCCGTGTGTTGCGCGAACGGGTGATGCTCATCGAGTTGGATGCGCCCACTGTTACTGCCGAGGGTCTTACTGGCTATGACGAGCGTAGCCCAGTAGTTCCACTGCGTGTCGTCCACCACGCTGGGGACGTACTCGTCTACTGCGTTCGCGAACCACTGGGGCGGCACCACGCTCAGAGGAACTGAGTGGCTGCTGAGCCTCACGCACGGCTCCACACGAGGGGGAGCAGCAGAAACGACGAAGCCAAACACTGGCTCACCCGAGTCGAGGACAGCGAACACCACACCGCCTTTAACGACGAACCTGCGAGTCGGCCCCATTTTAGCCTCGAAGACGGGGCGCACATCCTTTGACGTAAAAGCCACTGGCATAGTTCCTTTCAGTTGGTGGTGCAGGTTGCCAGCGCGTCGGCGAGGGCCTGCTTTTCCGGTGTGGTCACTGTGAGAGCGTAGCGGTTCTTGATTTGGACCTGCTTAGAGGCGTAGGTGCAGGCGTATGCGGTGTTGGGTGGCATCCACTGGTCTGCGCTCTTGGAGCCCTTGGCCATGTTGTCGTGGCCGTTGACGGCCAGGAGGTTGTCGGGGTCGTTGGCGAGAGCTTCACGATCTTCCTGGGTGAGGTTGTATGCGCCGGACTGCCAGGCGTTCTCGAGGGCGACAACATGGTCGATCTGAACCTTTGATGCGTCCTTCTTGCGGAAGTCGATCCACTTCCCGGAGTAGGGGTCTGCGAGTTGGCCGGCGGTGATGACGCAGGAGTTACGTCGGTCGCTGATGGTTTTGAGGTCGCGGGCGAGGATGTCGTTCCTCGTGTCGCAGCCGTTATGGTCCACATCCTTCCATGCGGGGCCGAACTGATCCACCCGGTTGTACTTCTCAGGCGGCGTGGGGTTGTCGTTGACGGTCAGCTTGTCGAGATCGCTGAGAGTTCCATCAGCGACGACGCTAGTGTTCATGTCGGTGACGGGCTTGCCCCCATCTGATGAATGGACAATGCTGTACGAATAAAGCAGGAAAACTGCAACAAAGACAATGCCAACAATCGCGATTGCGATGCTACCTATTGACTGCTTGCGCTTGTTCATGATGGCGTTCCTTTCAGGCCCACGGGCTGATCGCGTGGATGAAGTGGATGGTGGGGATGAAGCCGCAGAGGGCATACCCGAGGATCCCGTTGATGGCCCATGCGCTCCAGTGGATCGTGAGGGGCACGTCGGGGTAGCGGCGGAACATGTTCCACACCGTGACCATCATCAGGAGTAGCGCGAGTGCTGCGAGGCCGAAGTTCACCCAGGCGTGGATCACGTCGGGCACCTGGTAGGTGGCGGGGGTGAAGATCGGGTAGGCGAAGGCGGCGCTGATGAGGGCGACTGTGAGCGTGGCGCTGAGGGTGTCTGCGCTGCGCTTGAAGGCCGTGTCACCCATGAGGACGACGGTGGCGACCATGAAGGCTGCGGACGCGACGAGGGCCGCGGCGAAAGCGACGATGAGAGGTTCACTCATGGCGGGTTCCTTCCATGAGGCGGGCGGCTAGAAACTCGGTACCTGCGGAGTGTTCCTGCGCGTCGTTCTGGGTTGTGTCGGTCTGGTGTTCAGCGTCGAGGTCATCGGCTTCTGTGTGGGCTGCGGCGAACTCTTCTAGCCGCTGCTGGCGACGCTCGCGGGCCTTCTGGCGCTGCGTCTCGCTCGTCGCGGGAGTGGGCCACTCGAACGCTCCCGTCAGGTTTGTTTCGAGCTGCGCAGGGTCGGTGACGTAGGACGGCCACATAGCAACGGCCACGAGGAGTAGGAGTGCAGCGAGGAGCGCTGCGGTGAGGGTATTCATGAAGACGGCGTGCTCAGCTGTCGCCGAGAGCGGTGCCGTGAGGGTCAGGTCCGAGACGGGGGCCATCTCCCCTGTGGTCAGGTGGGCGGTATCGCCCGTGTAGGAGGAGACGGACACG